CGCACTGTTTGGAATGGAATACGACCGGTACGAGGGTCAACACGCAGAAATCTACACAACCGAATCTTCGGACAGAGCGTTCGAGGAAGAGGTGATGCTCAGTGGATTTGGCGCTGCGCCCACTAAGGCAGAGGGAAGTAACATAAGTTACGATGATGCTAACGAAGCGTACACCGCTCGTTATAATCATGAAACGCTGGCGTTGGCCTTCTCGATTACGGAAGAAGCAATTGAGGACAATCTCTATGATCGTCTTGGATCACGCTATACCAAAGCCCTTGCTCGTTCGATGGCTCACAGTAAACAAGTTAAGGCCGCTGCGGTTCTTAACAATGCGTTTACTGCGGGTGCTTCGGCAGGTGGTGACGGGGTTGCTCTTTGTGCATCCAACCACCCACTGACTAACGGTGGAACTCTCGACAACGTGTCAGCCGCTGATTTGAACGAAACCTCTCTTGAGGACGCTCTTATCAACATCGCTGGCTTCGTTGATGAGCGTGGCCTGAAGGTTGCTCTTCGTGGTGTGAAGATGATTATTCCGCGCCAGCTACAGTTTGTAGCTCAACGGATACTCAACACTGAACTTCGGGTAGGCACTTCGGACAACGATATAAACGCAGTGAAGTCTATGGGAATGTTGCCCGGTGGTTACGCCGTCAACGACTTTTTGACAGATCCAGATGCGTTTTTTGTTTTGACCGATGCTCCTCGCGGGTTCATTCACTTTGAGCGGACGCCTCTTTCAACCAACATGGAAGCGGACTTTGACACTGGTAACATGCGGTTTAAAGCCCGTGAGCGTTACTCGTTTGGGTTCTCAGATCCTCGTTGCGTTTTTGGTTCTCCTGGCGTATAATATTGCGATACAACCTCCCTGTATTGTAAACTGGGGCCGTCTTCGGATGGCCCCTTTCTTTTTGTTTAAACGTATTGTACAATCACGGTATCCCTGACAGGTGCATGAAGCATCTGACTTAACCCAAGACAGGAGATAATCATGGGTAATTCTACATTTTCAGGACCAGTACGGTCTGAAAACGGTTTTCAAATAATTTCTACAGACTCCACAACAGGTACAGAAACCACTGTGGCAAGCACCGCGTCCACTGGTATTGTTACTAACAAGTATGTGAAACATGTTGGTTACGCGACAGGTGTTACTGTAAACACTACCGCAGGTGATAGTCCGACCATTGGTGAGTTCACACAACCAGCAAACACAATCATTACAGACATTAAGATTTTCTGTGATACCTCGCCAGTAATCGGCACAGGTGATATTGGTTATGAAGTTGGAACATCTAGCTCTGGCGCACAGATCGTTGCGGCTCAGACTGATGAAATCTTAGATGGCGGCACGACTGTTGTTGAGCATAACGTGACTATAACCGCGTTGGTTTTGCAAACTCAGGACGGCACTACTGCTCCAGCCTCTGTTCAGTACACCTCTGCAGAACGTACAATCTACTGCAACATCACTAATACTGTCGATGCCACAACAGCGGGTTCGTTTACGTTCATCATTGAGTATGTGCAAATTGCATAAATAGGAGTGTGAGATGGCTGATGCTGTAGCTACACAAACGCTTTTTGATGGCTCAAAAAAGGTCATTCAAAAGTTTACTAACATCTCAGATGGTACTGGTGAGTCTGCGGTAAAGAAGGTCGATGTTTCAGCGTTGGCCTCTAACTCTGACGGCACAGCCTGCACTGGAGTAGTGATAGAGCGCATCTGGTGGCAGTGTATTGGAATGAAGGTGCAAATCCTATGGGATGCAACTACTGACATTCTGTGTATTGAGCTAGGTGAAAACCAAAGCGGCAATCATGACTACACCACCTTTGGGGGCCTGACTAACAACTCGGGTTCTGGGAAGACCGGTGACATTATGTTTACCACTGTGGGGCATACTAGCGCCGACACGTACACTATTATTCTTGAGATGCGTAAAGAGTACTAATCGTCATGGGTGATAAACCGATCAGGCGCACAAAAAAGAATTACCGCCCCACTAAGTCTGGGGCGGGAATGACCAAGGCTGGAGTTGCGGCTCACCGAAGAGCCAACCCTGGTTCTAAGTTAAAGACCGCGGTTACCGGCAAGGTTAAGAAGGGCAGTAAGGACGCGAAGAGGCGCAAGTCTTATTGCGCTCGTTCTGCGGGACAGATGAAGAAGTTTCCGAAGGCTGCAAAAGATCCAAACAGCAGGCTTCGTCAAGCAAGGAAGCGTTGGAAATGTTAGGTAAGCAGTTCATAGTTATCGTGGCTACTGCTTTTATTGGCGGCGTTGGCGCGGTTACCTATAGCTGGGCAAGTTGGGCAACTAATACTTTAATTTCTGTAGATAAAAAAACGGAAGTTATTGCATCAGAGATATCGTACATAAAGTTGTACATGGAGCGTGATTATGGCTATGTCCCGAGGGCAGATGAAACAGCAAGTGTCAAAGCCACCCGGTAAAACACCGAAGGGTCTTGTATACTACAAGAATGGTGGCGGTGTTTCTGCTAAATCAAAAGGCAGTAAAATTTGCCCAAAGGGTAAGGCTTGGGCCCAGCGCACATTTGATACATATCCCTCTGCTTATGCGAACATGGCTGCATCTAAGTATTGCAAAGACCCAAACTATGCAAAAGGCGCAAAGGGCAAAAAGAAGAAGAGAGCGTAATGGGTGAGCTAAAGAAATGGCGTGATCAGAAGTGGGTAAGGATAGGAACCGATGGCAAGATTAAAGGTGAGTGCGGTACTTCAAAAGACAAGAAGAACCCTGACCGATGCCTTCCGCTGGCTAAAGCACGTTCTCTTTCTAAAAAAGATAGATCTGATACTGCAAAGAAAAAAAAGGCGGCTGGCAGAAAAGGAAAAACCGTTGTCAGCAACACCAAAAAAGCCAAGGTCAAAGGATACCGACTCGGCGGAGAAGTCAACGGAGCAAAAAGGCCGTACCAAGGCAAAAGCAAAAAAGGCGAAGCGGTCGCGAAAGGCTGCGGAGCGGTAATGGCCGACAGGCGCAAAAGCACCAAGGGCGTGGTGCGTCAGTTTTAAAGGAGTACGGATATGAAAAAACCTACAGATGATCAAGCCGGTTTGAAAAAACTGCCTACAGCGGTTCGTAACAAAATGGGCTACATGAAAAACGGTGGCAAGGTCAAAGCCAAGGGTATGGCAATGGGCGGCAAGGTAAAGTCCAAAGGTTACGCTATGGGTGGCCGAGTTAAGTCTAAGGGCATGGCAATGGGCGGCAAGGTCAACACTAAAGGCATGGCAATGGGCGGTAAGGTTCAGGGCTTTAGAAATGGCGGCGCAGTGATGGTTAAGACCAACCAGAAACCACATATGAGTTAAGGCCATGACAGTATCAGGATCCAGGGACTTCAACCTCGATGTCGGTGAGGTTATCGAAGAAGCATATGAACGCTGCGGGATTGAAGTTCGCACTGGGTATGATGCTCGTACCGCTCGTAGATCGTTAAACCTTATGTTCGCTGATTGGGCGAACAGAGGGATTAACATGTGGACGGTTAAATCGGAAACGGTAACTTTAACGCAAGGGACTAGCGCAGTAACGTTGGCCGCGGATGTTGTTGATGTCCTAGAGATTGTGTTGCGCCGAGATGGAACAGACTTTGAGATTACAAGAATTAGTCGTGGGGAATATGTCACTCTTCCTGACAAGACTACTCAGGGTCGGCCCAGCCAGTTTTATTTTGATCGTCAGATTACGCCTATCTTAAATCTTTGGGCAACACCTGAAAACTCTACAGATCAACTGGTTTACCATTATGTTCGTCGCATTGATGATGCAGATACGCTGGTTAATACAACGGACATGCCGTTTAGGTTTTATCCTTGTATGGTAGCTGGCTTGGCGTATTACATTGCAATGAAGAGAACGCCAGATCGTATTCAAATGCTAAAGACTGTCTATGAGGAGGAGTTCCAACGAGCGTCTGATGAGGATGAAGACCGAGTTCCGTTAAAGTTACAGCCTAGCTTCCAATACTTGAGGGTCTAATATGCCATACGCCTCTGACAAAAACGCTTATGGAATATCTGATCGATCCGGATTTCGGTATCGTCTGAAAGACATGCGTGTTGAGTGGACCGGAGCTAAGGTAGGTAAAGACGAGTTTGAAACAAAGCACCCGCAACTCTTTCCTCCTAGGGTTGGCCCAGATCCGCAAGCCTTGAAGAACCCTCGCCCTGAGTCAGATTTAGACACACAAAGAAATATTCAATACGGCTTTAACCCTGTTGGCTTGCGAAGTTTTGGTGGCGGGGATGGAGTTTTAACGCCTAATAATCTTATTGCAGAAGGTTCTGTTGGAAAGGTCACGGTAACAACATGAGCTTCACATACTCCACACTTAAGACAGCAATTCAAGAATATACCGATAACGATGAAGCAGCGTTCATTCGTAATCTACCTTTGTTTATAAGAATGACAGAGGAACGCATTTTAAAAAACGTTCAACTTTCAGTGTTTCAACGGAATGCCTCTGGAACGTTAACCTCGGGCAACCAGTTCTTAACAACGCCTTCTGATTTTATTGCGCCGTTTTCTCTTAGCACCATCGTTAGCAGCAACAAGGTATTTTTGCTGTTTAAAGATTTAGACTTTGTGCAGACATACACTCCTGACCCTACTACTACAGGTGTCCCTATTTATTACGCGCAATTTGATGCGGACAACTTTATCGTGGGGCCAACGCCAAACAGTAGTTATGCTGTAGAACTTGCATATTT